CTTTATAACCCTTCTTAAGTTCCTTGGCTTTAGTTTGAACGTCAGTAATTTTATTTAAGCGAAACTCTTCCTCTATAGATTGAGTACATGTAGGGCATGATACATTATCAGTGAAGAACTTATGTTCCTTGGTAAGGGTTGATACTTTATTCGATAATTTACCTTTTAGATTGTTAAGTTTTAGTAACTTTTCTCCTGCACCAGTAAGTTTTTTTTGCTCTTCTATAAGATCATATACATTATCTTCTAATCCCTCAGTTTGCATTATCAGAACACAAACTTCATCACCTAAATTATCTTTTTTCTTTTGATTTTCTGCAATATTATTCTTTCCCTGATCCTCTAATTCCTTGATAAAATTCTTTTGCATTGATATTTTATCACTCAAATTATCTTTTTTTAAATCTAAAGATCTTAAATTTTCTCTTTGAAGTCTCAATTTTTCTCTGATAATATTATTCATAGCAGAAAATATACGAATATCCAATAAATCTTCAATAACCTCTCTACGATTATTTACAGATAATTGCATAAAAGGAACAAACGTACTACTTCCTAATATTACTATTTGAGTAAATGATTTATAATTTAATTTTAAAATATTTTCTTCTAATATTTTTTGATTTGATCTATCATCTGATTGTTTATTTAAGATATTTCCATCTATCTCAATATCAAATATATTTGGTTTGATACCTCTTCTAACAAGATATTTTTTACTGTTTGAAGAAAATTCAATCTCAACGAGACAATCTCTATCATTTGTAGCATTTACTAGTTGAGATTTATTAATTTTACGAAAAGACTTATTAAACAAACCAAATGTCAATGCATCAAGCATGGTGGATTTACCAGCACCATTTGTTCCAATAATTAAATTAGTGGTAGCCTCTTGAAAATTAATCTCATTCCAATGATTTCCTGTAGAAAGAAAATTCTTCCACTTAATTTTTTCAAAAGTTATCATTTTTTAGGTGGTATCACAATGTCATTTTTAGTAATAATAGCATACTTATAATTGTTTAGTTTACATGTCTTAATTGCTAGATCATCATCAATTTCTATTACGTCCATCTCTCTATCATCTTCATCCTCTAACATCATAGCATATCTATCTGCATCGTCTTCCTGTTCAAAAAGAAACAATACTTTATGTCCTCTTTTATCTTCGACAGCAAATATACCTTCATTTCTGCGATTTTTTAAACTAAGAAGATACATTTACTCTACCTCGCATGCTTGTTTATACAAATTTTGAAATATATTTTTAACAATACTTTTATCATAATCAAAATTAGAATCATCAATATATCTATTTAAAATAGATAATGTATTTTCTTCATCATAATCTTCAAAGTTATCATTAGTATTCAAAGCAAAATTTTCAACTATCTTCAGATCTTGAATGCCAGAATTATAAAGTTTATCAATAAATTTTTCAAATAATTTAATATCAGTTTTTTTACGAACAATAACTTTTACAATTTTATTATTATATTGTCTAAAATCAAAAGTTTGATAGGGTGTATCATCATAATAAATGTTATAAAATAATCTATATGGATTATTTATTGATTGATGTGTTTGATCATCAGTATCAAATATGTGGAAACCTCTGTCATCATTTACATCATTCCAATACATTTCATATGGATTTCCCAAATAGTATATTTTTTCATTATCAGATCTTGTATGAAAGTGTCCAGAATAAACTTTTTCAAATTTATCTAAAATACTAATATTCATTCCATCTTCCATTACATGATACTTATGTGCTTTAAATCCATTCAATTCAAGGTGACCCATTGCGACTTTTGCATCAGTTTTTTCAATAAGTGATGCAGTTTCTTCATAATTCTCAGAATTTATCCAAGGCAACATTAATATTTTAAATCCATCCAACTCTATTTCTGTAGCTTTTGAATAAACATTTATGTTTGAATAATTTCTCAATAACAATTCTGGTGAATTTACATCATTGGTATTTTTATAATAACAATCATGATTACCTATTGTCAAGTGTACCTTATACTTTTTTAATGGTTCAAATACAACTCTCTTTGACCATTCTAAACTTTGTAAATCAATTGATTTTCGACTATCGAATATATCACCCATATGAATCACAGTGTCTATCTTATGCTGCTCTAAGGAAGGAAAAAAGATATTCTTATAGAATAGTTCAAAATAATCATGAAGATGTTTTGAACCTTTACGTGCCCCGTAATGAGTATCCGTTATAATTGCTACTTTCATCTATTACTATTTTTATACTGAATATTATCTTTTATTGTGTTATAATCAGAACTTGCACCAGAAAGTGCACCATCATCTACAGTCATCACTTCATCATAACCACTCTTTTCAATGATCTTTGTTTTAATATCTAATTGTTTTTTCTCCTTTTGAATTCTTCTTAGGAATGCATAGTGTACAATTTGAGTAAAGTATGCGAATGGATTACGGGATTTCTCAGGATCAAAGTTATTGATATATTGAACACAATTCTCAATACCATCTGATATCATATCTTCACGAAACATATAATTAACAAAATTGGGTTTAAATGATAAGTGTGTTGCGATCTTTAAAAAACAATCTCCAAGATAATTAGGAATTAAAGGTTTACCTTCCCAAGCTCCTGTTTTTGGTGGATATTCATTATACTTTTCAAAATATATCTCCCTAGCTTTTAAAACTTTAGATCTATAAACGATCATTGACTCCAAGAGTTGCTTATTATTTACATAGTGCTCTGTTTTTTTTCTTGGCATGATCCAAAGATTCTTTTTAGAATTAAATTAATTATAACATATATTCACATACTTGACAACTTATAACAATTTATGTACAATAACTCTGTAAGGGTTGAAAGGATAAGATTAGCTTTCTTTATTACTATTAGGTCTTTTCCAATCATCTTCAAGTTTTTTACGTGCATCGTTAACATTTGATATATAACCCATTTTTGAATCTGGTTTTACTTCATTTTCAATACTTTCAACATCAAATGGATTTTCAATAAAATCATTGTAAATATTAATCAACTTTTTATCATCTGTTTCCGTAATATAAATTACTTTATCAAATTTAATGATAAAAAAGTCTTCATCAGTTAACTCCATCCACGGTTTTACTTTTATAAAAGAACCATGATTACCACCAATCATTGTCATGATGACAGGATTTTGAAGAACTATAACAGTATCATCATTCACTTCATCAGGCATGACTAGTGCAAAGATTTCTTCTCCAGAAACTAGTTTAATAATAGCATAAAATTCTTCTTGCATTATTTTTTTAACGGAATGTTTTTAATATCATAGTTAAAATTTTCTTCATTATAAATTTTTATTCTTTCAATTAGATGATTTAACGTGTAATTTTTTCTGGACTTGTAACTAATATCATCAGCAATATCATATAAAGTTGCCTTTTCTTTCTTATCACTTTTTCGTAGAACTCTTCCAATTGATTGAAGATTTCTTATTCTTGATTTAGATGGTGATGCAAAAATTATATTGTGCAAATTTTTGATATTAATCCCAGTGGAAAAAGTCCCGTAAGAGGCAACGATAATCGCACCACTTTCATTTTCAGTGATTTCTCTAACCTTTTCTCTGTCTTCGGTTTCCACTCCACCATGAATAAAAAAGACATTTCGACTCTCAATAATATTACTTTTATTTATTAAATCAAATAAAGGTCTTCCATGAGTCTCTACTCTTGCAAATAAAATTAAAGTATTACCTCTTAGATCAAGTGCTAAATTTTTAATAAACTTGTTTCTTTGATTGTGATTTATAATGTATTGAACCTCGTCCTCAAATGTTTCAAATTTATTTGGTGGGTGTTTCAATAGTAGCACATTGATATCTAGTTTAGCAAGATGCCCTTTCTTCATTAACTCGTCAGTTTTAATGATCTTATAGGAAGGTCCGAACAATCCCTCAAGAACCCACTTATGTGTTTGTGTTCCATCAAGAGTTCCTGTAAATCCGTATCTATATTTTGCATTACTTAATTTAGTCATTATAGATACTAATGATTTGGATTTAAACTGATGAGCTTCATCACCTAAAACTACATCAAATCTTTCAAAGTATTTTCTTGGAAGTTTATATATTGACTGCCAGGTTGTAATTATGACTTGCGAATCAGTCTCTCTATCTTTACCAGCATAAATTTTGTGACAATATGAACCAACATCCCAACCATAATCCGAAAAGTCTTTATACATCTGCTCTACCAGAGATGTCGTTGGAACAACTATCAGAGTATTTTTATTTTGCTCTACGAAGTAACGAACGATTGAGTAAATCATCAAAGATTTGCCGGAGGCAGTTGGACTTATTATTAACCTTCTATTGCATTTTAGAGCATCGTATACTCCCTCGATTTGATAATCTCTAGGTTTATATTTGGAAATATATTCCATATAGTCTTTTACACCCTCCTTTGAAATCATTTTATTAACTTCAAAAGGAGTTCCATAATACTTATTATCTTCAAATTGATAAGTATAATTATGATCTTCACAAAATTGAATTAACTTATCTAATAAACCTACGTATATTTCTCCAG